TATAGATATATATAGAATTAATTTTCTTACTTATTTACAGGTTAGAGAACAAAAAAATAATTAAAGGATTGATTTATGACAACCATTCAAAACATTCTAAAGAATATAGTTCCCGGTCAAGCAAGTCAAGGATATGGTTATATATTTAAGGCTTTAAATGACTTCTATAAAAGTATTAGTAAAGAAATAACAATAACATATGTAAAAAAAGAAGCAGGTGGAACTACGGTATATTACGAATTGCCATCTTCTGATAGAACCAAGATATACACTATAGTAATTTGGTTTGATTCTATAACTAGAGTAAGTTCAGGGACGGCTGTTAAAATTTATTCCGATTCCCCAAATTTCGCTTATACCTTTGCTTACACTTTTAATAACACTAAGGATCTTTTGTATTCAGACAAGTACCCACAGCAATTTATAAATATTCCACCAAAAAAAAGAAATCCGAGTGGATCTAAAGGATTTGATAAACATGTTTACTCATGCCTTAAACTAGCAACTAAACATGATTTAGCTACACTAGCTAGCAAATTTGAGACTATGCAAGAACCTATAGTTCCTCGATTTATTTCGCAGAAGTAGATATTATCATATACCCTTAGTGATATAGTTTCTATCTTATATGAATATACGCGTGTCACAACTACGTTGTTCATCATCAGGGCATAATAATTTATTAATTATATAGTCCCGTCACCTATTGATAATAAACGTTTTTTATCTTAGCCATATCATATCTCAATGTTCAAGTCTACTAGAACTATTAATCCTAGTAGACTTAACAATAATTAATTTTTAATTAGATATGTTGTTCTAACTTGTTAATTGCATTGTTAGCTATAAATTCACTAGCTGCCTTTTTATTGAATTTTATAAATAATATTTCAGGAAGTTGATCTATTGAATCTGCAGTTGTTTCAACTTGAGCTAATGGTACAAAATTAGATCTTGTAGAGATTCGTAATATCGTTTTCTCTCCAGTTCTAATTCTGTGTCTATTTGAATTATCTATAGCAAGGTAATAGAATACCCTTTCATCATCTTCTAAATATGCTAATGATTCTTCTGTTAAACCTGTTCCTTTAACTCGAATAGAATTAGAAAGTATTTCGAATACTTTATAATTATTCATATCTTCAGGGTCAGTTATTTGGACTTCATTTAAGTTAGTTAACTCAACAACATCCATATTTCTAAACTGTGACAATTCAACATTGGCACTTGCTAGAAAGTCTTGACCATATTTTCTAGAGAATCTATTCAAATGACATCTATTCATGAAATCATTATTTTCAATAGCGACCTTCAGATTAGATGGCCGTCTGAGTTCTTGACGTGTTAGAAATTCTCTAGTGAACGATTGGGTCTCATATAACTTATTCCATAATTCCTCATCATCATATGACCCTGCTGGCAATGATGTATGAATAGTTCTAGAATTTTGATCTTCTTGCCAACTAACTTCAAATTCAATATAATCAGTATTAGAGAATATAAAAGTATCAGATTGTTGAGCTTGGTTACCGGTAGAAGTTCTAAACATTATAGGTGCCAATTTGTAATTGGTATCAACTATAATAGTTCGCTTTCCATAAGCACCATAACATGTACCTGATAATCTCGTTTCGTTTAGGATTCTACAATCTCCTAAAACTATTGATGCCATTGCTTCAGCAGTAATATCATTCTCATCGTACTGAAAATACAATTTAGATGATTGGGCTGATGCATTTCTTCTAGATCTGGGAACGTCTATCTTGACAATATCCGGATCATAACTATATTCTATGCCTTTATGTACAACACACATTCTGGCGGAAAGAGAACTAAAGCCTGGATTAAATCGTACATATTTGAATCCACTTTTGCTTATAGTTCCATTTCTATTAATTTTTAAGACTCCTATCATTTTATCTCCTATACTATAACTATAATGTCTTTAATAAGGGCAACAACTTCACTATCCGCCAAAAGGCGTCTAGTGACCGGGGATGATACCTTCTGTTTGTTTCCTGACTGTTCCTCTCCTATAAGCAATTTTAATCCTAATGGAATGATTGCTCTGAATTTTATTGCCAATGGTTTAATAATATCATCTTTGACAATATCTATCATTGGTGATACTGTTTTATCTTCTTTAAAATTATTATTTCTAAGATGTTTAAGTAACTCACCGATTGTCGCACTCATTAATGCATAACAATCTACTTGGTTCATAGATGATATGACCCAATCCTTCGGGGAAGTTCTATCGTTTTCTGTTAAAACTACTTTTCTAGTTCCATTTAGGATTTCAAAAGATACCCATTTAGCCAAGAGTTGTCTGTATTCTACAAACTTCCCTGCATATTCTGGCCCAACACATCCTTTCATTACAGTATCAACCATATTAGCTGACAAATCCCCGCCCTCTATTATAGTTTCTAGCATGTCTAGTTCCATTGAAGCATAGGTCCAACTTCTTGGACTGGCCCACGAACTACTTTCTAATGGAGTACTACTGAAACATTCCTCTGAATGTTGTAAGAACGATATAATATCTGGTCTTACTTGATTGGGTATTGCAAAATTAGTCACCCAACTATCAACATCGTAATCAACATAGATGTATCTCATTCTATTAGCAATTGGTGCTAACGTTTGCTGGAATCCTGCTTTATCATCAGACGAATTTCCTGCAAGTACAATTGCTACTCGTTCAGGTAATTTATGACTGTGTATCTTTTTACTACCCAACAATTGGAACATGTAATTCTGAATTGATTTTTGGGCAGTGTGGGCATCATCTAATAATAGAACAACAGGACTGTCGTCAGACGCTGGAGATACTTGTAGATTATGCTTGAAATTGAATATTTCAGGTGTTGACCATGGAACGAATTTCTCCGTGTCACCATCATCAGTCACCTTAATCATCGGCATTCCCGACAGCATATCAATTGTCATCTGACTTATAAATACGACAACAAGACCCCAGCCTTGTTCTCTGCATATATGTTCCATCCATTCACTTTTCCCTAATCCCGGAGGTCCAGAGATCCATAATGTTGGAGACTGTTGTTTTGTTTTGTTTCTTTTTATTTGCAGTTGTACGTTACTGACAATATGAGGAGTTAACTCGCTTAATGTGAGACTTTGATTTGTAGTTATCGTTCGTTGTTGTGGCATAAATTCTCCTTACTGATTAATTCTTATTACTCGTCCCAATAAACCGTGTACATTGTGATCACTATTTACAATCCATACTCTAGGAATAGAACTAGGTATGATATTTTGAGTTGTTTCTAAATCTGAATATAAATCTGTACATCCTACTAAAACTGATGGCTGTATATCTTGTCTTGATTTCATAAATTCAGCTATTTTCTCAAACACCCATTTATGAGATGTTCCGCCTGCATGACGCCTTTTTAATAAATCTTTTATTTCATCTTTCTCTCCACTTATACCTTTTTCATAAAATTTAAGCCAGACATTATCATAATCATGAGTGGCTAACAAAACACCATCATAATATTCATCAGCTTCTATTGTTATTGATAATGCTTTAGTTACATCTTCATCTGACATTGATCCAGACTGATCACTTACAAATATAGCATATCCTGGTATCTCATCCTCGTCAAAATTCGGCAAGTATGGCATATATGGATTTGCAAGCCACACCGTTCTAGGCATATGCCAAATTTGATCTTGGCTTACCTGTAATGCAGTCAAAATAGAATCTTTAAGTATTCTGGCCCAATCTATTTTGATTTTAAGTAGTCGTCTTAAAAATGCTTGAAATGATGTCGACCCTATACCTTTGGATAGAGTCTCCCCTAATTTTCCTCTAGCTATGGCTGTTCTGCCTTCTTTTTCTCCAGCTTTATCTTTACCAATAATCTGTTCTAATGGTGGAAAGTTAATATCCGTTCTAGTGTGTCCACCAAGACCAGGAAGATCAATTGTTGTTTCAGTTATCTCAACTACTTGGCCATCTATATCCTCAGGACTTTTAGAAATGGAAGGAGTTTCTCCTTCTCCATCTACTGAATTTTTAAAGTCGGCATACGACATATAGTACTTTTTCTTTTTGTAAGATTTAGAAGCTAATTGAGAATAGACTTCTTCCTCTAGCATATTCTCAAACATACTATTTAATAAAATATACCCATCAGGAATTTCAGATATGCCCAAGTTGACCAAGTTGTCTGCCTTAGACGATGTTTGATTATGGGATTCTTCTTCCAAATGTTTTAGTATTAAATTAATAACATAGTCACATGCTATATTCCATAACTCTGGATCTCTATGGCCTCTTCTTCTATTATGTTGAAGCATTATATGTAATACTTCGTGCATAAAAAGAGTACTCAATAATTGACTTCTCGTTATCCTTTTCCCTACCACGGTGAAAAAAGCAGATGTGGGACATATCCATATTGTTTCATAATCAGTACATGCAGGAACATCCTGTGGAAATGGAAGACTATCTACAAACTTTATATCATAATTTAAACATTCTAATGCAAACGGTAAAAATATATTATCTCGTAATGCTGTGGATAATATAACATCCTTCTCTCTTTGTAATTTAGGGAGCTCTCTTGTGAATAATGCTTTTCTATTTAGGTCAGACATATTTATTTACCCTCCTAAAAAAAACAAAGTGACAAAGGTATTACCCCCTGCCACTCTATTTTTTTTACGTTATACTGTTACTTCCGGATAGACTGGAGCTCCCGCTCCTTTAATAGACTTCTCGAGTAACGCCCGCTGCTGGCGAGCGGAAACAATCACCAGCTTGTTTTCCGCTTTGGGTTTTTTCACCAACATGAATTTGTCAGCTTCCGTCATAGCTTCCGCACACTCAACACATGACTTTGCAGCCAAGAGAGTGCTATGTTGGTGGAGGTGTTGTGTAGCTACGAAATATGATGGAGTGGCAGGAAAAATCCGACAGTGATCGGTGTCAACTTGCAACCCAAACGAGGTATGTTTCATGTCCATGAATGCCCAGGCGATGTGCCTAGCCAACCAATTCATGGGTCGGAATACACCGAGAGGTGTCGGATTTCCATTGAAGTGATCTCTTGGTACACAGGATAGGAACGACATTGACATCTTCGTTTCTTGTTTCACAGGGTCATGATAGTCCCCTAAACTCATGTGACCAAAACAACGGATCTCGGTCTCTTGGGTTTTAAGGTTATACATAGCCATGTGGATGGCCGCCGCGACCGAGTTTCGACTCTTTGAAAGGAAGAACTCATACCTAAGTGATTCTTCCCTCGATGCGGTGCTGGATTTGTATTGCGCCGTTCCGCTGCAGGCATGGTCTAGGTTTGAACCTATCCACATACCGGCTTGAATCGGAGAGATCTCTGATGCCGCTCTTTTATAACTCTTTGTTGTTGACTTCTGCGTGGGAGCAGTTCCGGAAGCGTTTGGCACTTTAGGCGGTTCTCCTTGTTAAAAAAGATGGAAGGGTTTTATTCTTCCGGTTCTCGGTTTAATGGAAAACATTATTAATACATAACAAAGTTTTCCTCTCATAATTTAATATATATAGAATGAGTTTATTAAACCAAGATACGATTAATACGACAAGAACAAATAATAAGAGGAAATGCCATCCACGGAAAAAGTTTCATGAATGATAAATTTATACAAGTTAAACAAATACTGCAAGATAACACATCTGCAACTATATCTGGGTACGAATCTTTACCTACCAATAATGGTAATTTAATAGATTCATCTAAGAAAAAGAAAAAGAAAAAAATACTAAAGTTATATAAAGACTACTAAATGGCACAATCTATTGTTGATACCCCATATCTGGATACATCGCCTCCAGTTTTCAATGTCTCTCCTGTAATTGTTGAACCTTTCATTTTTGTCCCTGAAATTAATTATTGGGCCACTAATGTTATAGAAAACAGTTCAGTGGAAGTAGACTATATGAAAAAACCAGTTAAAGTTTCTGAAACCGATTGGAAGCTAGATGGTTCAGTATTAGACTTATTGTTTAATTATACCTACAATTCCGATAAGTACGGTATATACTATAGAAAAGTATCAAAAGAAAAAATAACAGATAAACAGGTTAGTAATAGAATTAGTATATATGCTGGCCGATTAGATATATATCATTCTGATTCTACAACTGCATTAGAAGTAGGAGTGGTAGCTGGAGATACCACCACATTTGGTATGAGTGTAGAAATTATTCCTGATACTACTATTACTCTTGTACAAGCTCAAGATAATGCTCTTCTACTTGATACTAATGTACTGGATAGCAAAAACATCTTCAATATCACATTTGGTGAGAATGATATGTTGTCATTATTATATGATTTCAAAGTAGGAAATACTATAGTATTAAATAGCATAGTGTATAATGACCTTCCTAGTGATCTATCAAAGCTAATTTATATATTTCTGAATTACGAATTAAATAATGATACAACATTATATGAAACAGGAACTTCTCTCTCCACCGAAGATAGACTTATAACTTGGTTATTTGAACAGTGGTTAGTAAATCATTTCTTTAGACGAAAGAAATTCAATCCTTCGTTACCTTTTACAGATTTAGGATCTTTATTAGAAAGTCAAGATTTTTGGCAGATTATAGAATTAGATCAAACTTCTATAACTGATAAAAAAGTTGTATTTCCTCCAGGAAAAGATCCTATAAATGCATCATTCATATTTATGGCGCATGATTCACATAAGCAAGTATTAGATACTGATTATAAATTTATAACCAACGATGATTCTACTGCATCAGCAGAAGTAAACTGGAGCGGATTAGGACTAGAGAGTAAAGTATCTCTAACCGATAGAATCTATTTATTATGGGCATACAATCCTAATTAAACATGCATAGTCACAACGACGTTTTCACTCTAATTAAATTCTATGATGACAATAAAAACATTATAGGTTCAAGTCAATCCGATCTACAGGACATAATTCTTACAACTGAAACAAAAGATATAGAAGAAACGACCCTGCAAATTGCAATTGATACTAAGCTGCAAACTTTAGAATATTTCAAAGTAGCAATAGATGTTCCTGCTTTTAATTCAACTGATTATAATAAAATAAGAAGATTACTTATAGACTGGTATTCCGCAAATAAAACCTTCTCGACTCTTCAAAAAAATACATCTGACCCTAATACATTAGAAGCACCATTATTAGAAGAAGCAATAAAGAGTATGGGTTTTAATTACTCTCATCTAATAACACAAAAAGATTCTAGAGCTCAGTTTTTATTAAACTTAACAGAGCTATATAAAACAAAAGGCTCACCTCAAACTATGTTAGATGCATTAAAATTCTTCGGATTCTTTAATGTAAAGGTGTATGAATGGTGGTTAGTAAGAGATCATACTGATGATAAATTCACATTCGAAGGTCGGAAAGTAAATACGACTGAGACTGAATTTGAAAGTGTATTTCCTGAAACACGACTTTTAGATTATGAAGACTTTGAATTATTAGCTGATCCTCATTGGTTTTATAATAAAGCAAAAATATTAGAATTAGATAATGATCCTGATAGAGGACTGTTAGGGTTACCTTCAGGTACTCCATATTTCAGTCTAGCTTCTATTGCTGACATCGGAACTATCAATGAATCATATCTAATCATTAGTAGGTTAGTTAAGGATCAATACGATAATCATATTGCAGGAACTCCTCCACCTAAAGATATTTTAATTGATGCATTCAGATATAAAGTGTCATTACTTTCGTTATTTTTATCTATTCTTTATATTCATTGGAAATACAATGATTTCTTAAAATATGATAAACTTAGAGATTATGTTATTACAGAGTTTTTTGTTGATCCCGAAACTGATCTATTAAATCCTTTTACATTTGAACAACCAAATTCATATGAAAAACTTCTCTTCTGGACTATTGCAAGAGTTAATGCCATTGGTGATCCTGATCCATTTGATATAACGGCATCTAACAAAGCAATAAATCTCCCTAAAGTTAAGACTATACCTGATCTTCCTGTAACTGCGGAATTGAATACACTGAATACCGTGTTAATTGGTGCTAGTGGTACTCCAGAAATATACAAATACAATGGAACATCTTGGGACCTTAGTGAAATTCCATTCATTGCCAAACAGCCACAATCAGAAACATCATTTAAATTATATCCGGCATGTCATGAAGTTTATGATTCTGAAGTTGATGTCTCAAGTGATTTAAATGATTCGTTTTTAAATTTTGATGATTCAGTAATCAATTATGATGAAAAGGTATTATATCCTCTGTTAAATAGATCTCCAAATCTACCCGATTTTGCTAAGTATTTATATGCAACAGATGATGATATTCCTAACTACAATCTACCATTTACACAAGTCGTAGATTTAGAAGAAGAGATTACAGAAACAATTGCAGCATACAAAACAACAATTGAAAGACCTACTGATTATGATGACGCTAAAGCAAAATTAGATACGTTGTTATCTACCTATCATAGAAATCAATCATTAAACTTCTTACAGAATAAAATAAACCCTGAAGCATTACTGACAGCTTTGAATCCTGAATTTAAAGCAGATATTGATGCACGAATTGGTACTGACTTATTTTCATCTGTCGATATAGAAGAGATACTGTTCATTGAATTAGATGCGTTTTCTGCTGGATTAATTGGCAAAACTCCTATTGATCTAAAACAATTATTATTAGGTATTCCTAATATTGATACTAAGTTCATTCCTGTTGTTGATTTCTGGAAGCCTAAGCGTGCTAGATTTTTAGCATTTGAGTTGATATATCAGATATCTAATGCATTAACTGATTCTATTAATTTAAAGGATACACTTAGCCAAACAATATCTGAAACTTATCATGACACGATTAGAGGAGTACATAGAGAGAACTATGATGTATACCCGTATAGCCATGATCAGAACCATGTAAGAGACGAGGTAACTGTATCAATGACATTGTTCAATGATGACCCAATTCCATCTATACAGATAGCAACTGGACCACATAGGCTATACCCATGTAAAGCTCTTACAGGGGATGACCTATCAGCTAAAAATGATTTAGTTACATTAGCTGATGACGAAGGAACAACATATACAATAATAGAAGGTGATAGAATAGTGTCATCATTTGATCATAAGATATATGTAGCACAAGCAACCGGTACTACTTGGGTTGTAGCATACAATGGAACCTTAACCACAGATGACATTTTTAGAGTAGATACTGATTTAACTAAGACACCTGGATCTGCTGAAGTATCAGCATTGTACTTTTATAACGGATCTAGCTTAGACTTGATAATTTAGAAAACGACAACTAGAACAAATTTACTATATCACTAGTAGGAAATTAGAGAATGGTCAATATAATAAACATTAAAGAAAATCTTCACAAACATGTAAAGGACGAAGTAACCTCTACGGTTAGAGGACAAGTAGAAATATACGAAAAGTTCCCCGATGGTAATTTAAAGTTACACGACAAAAGTAATTTAGTAGTATACCAAGGACGTAATTGGTTAATGCAAAGGGCATTAAATGAAATCACTATTCCCGAATCTGTGTCAAATATAAAGAATGCATTTATATCTTGGTTTGGTTGTGGATCAGGTGGAGCATCGTCAAACTTAATGGTCCCATTAGCTCCATCATTGAGTGATGCAGATTTAACACAACAGTCAACTATAAATAACAAAGTCTCAACTGATTGTATTGATGATGGAAAATATCATCCATTTGATAGTGTGGAATTTGTTATTGATTCTGATAACAATAATGAATTACTTAAAGCTTCTATAACTGTTACATTAGGAGCAGATGACGGTAATGGTCCAGCAGGCGGAACAACTGTTTCAGATTTCTATGACCTCAATGAAGCTGGCTTATATGTAAGTGACAGTAAACTTCAAGCGGACTTCACAGGTGGAAGTGCAGCCGCACATTTAGCAACTATTAGAATGTTTGCTAGAGTGACATTCAGCACATTAAGAAAGTTTCCAGAACGTCAGATTGTTTTCGTCTGGAATGTATTCTTTTAAAAAAAGAGAGAAATAAAGAAATGACTAAATATTCATATGTATTACGAGAACTATCTGGATCAAGTATCAACAAGAAATCCAATAAGACTGCCAAAAAGGAAGTCCCAGAAGCTTTTAAGAAGGAATGGAAGAACAAAGACAAAGATGGTGATGGCAAGGAGAATGAACCCAAACCTGACTTCGTGAAAGAGGTTGAAAAGAATAAGAAGAAATAATCAAAGATAATAAAATGTCTATATATTCATATGTATTACGAGAATTATTTAACAAGAAAAGAAAAGATTGGAATCGTAAGATATCACCAGAAGAAAAATAGCTCAGGATATATATGATGTATCAATTAGTGGTCGAACAGATGTTTACGATTTAGCAGAGTCAAAATTTAAAGATTTAGAAAAAAATCCAAAAACTGTACCCATAGCTGCAAAATGGATGGCTGATCATTGTTTTAAGAAATATAAACAACTGATCAACAAGTTATCAAAATCTCAAAAATTAAAAGTTCATACCAAACTTAAAGATGGATTTGAAGAGCAACTTTATGAAAGTGGAAAAATGGATTGGATAAAAAAGGGGTAACCCCCTCTTTTATCCCGGAATACGGAGTGTTACACATGTAACATCGTGTTTTTCCGCATGACGATCATTCATCGCCACATCGACTTGATTCTGAAGAAAATCAATCCCCCAGTCCATTACGTCTTTGTGACTCAAAAACGCGTCCACTGATTCAATAGTGAACTTTGTTTTCAATGTGGATTCCAATTGACTCACTGCTTCTGCAATACTCGTAGCAACATCAATGACATCTGGCATTTTTAATTCCCTCTGTTAGTTGTTAAAGTTTGAATAGTTTCTTTGAATCACAAGTTAATATGTATAGACAAACTATAGCCAAAAGAAACATGCAACCAACTGAAGGGTTAGTTCAATTGGCCACATATCCAAACGACTGACTCGTCTTGTACTAATTGTGAGTATAACGTTTATACTCACAATTCAATGTATCTGAATCACATTGGACTGTCCTCCTATTTCTGATTCCTATACCGTTGTTATAGCAATATGGAACGAGTTTCGTTCCTGATGCGTGCATCAATATATATAAATGAATTATCCTATACCATTCTCCAGAACAAAAATAAAAGTACAATTTAAGTATAATAGATTTTAAACTAAGGATTAGTTATTATGGCAAACAATGTAAGCCCAGGTGTGTTCACTAAAATAATAGATTTATCTTCCTTTCTTGTAGAAACTCCAGGAACTCATGCATTCCTGCCATTTCTATCGAGAACAGGTCCAGATAACAAAGCAGTTTTTGTTGCAAGTCTTCAACAGTTTGTAGATCTATATGGAAGACCAAATATCAATGACTTTGGGAAGTCATTCGGGCAAGGCCCATATGTGGCGTATAACCACATTTCTGTTGCTCCTGGATTTTGGGCAATGCGCGTTCTACCTACTGATGCAACGTATTCTAATTTATTTGTAAACTATAATACAGATTCAACAGGGGCAATATCAGTAACTCACGAAACTACCCTTAATACACATGGGGAAATAGATACTGAAGTAGCACAGACAACTGGGACTATTACTCCATTAGTAGCTTTCTACCCAATTGGTAGAGGAGATGCTTATGATGATTTTGCCATTACAATTACTAAACATGCAAATACACAATTAACTGGAATCTACATTCTTGATATTTGGAAAACTCAAGCTGATGGAGATGATGTAATTATAGAAACATATGAGATTTCATTTGAATCAACTGCTATAGATGATTCTGGTGATTCCATATTCATTGTGGATGTTGTAAATAGATACTCCAAATGGATTAGAGTTAAAGCCAATGAAACATCTATTAATGAATGGCAAAAATCATCTATCGAAATTGTAGTTGGTGATTCAGTAACACCTGTTCACTTATTCAACGGTTCAGAAGGCAATATCATTGCGGTTGATTCCGATACCGGTAAGAGAACAATGGGGTCAACCGAAATTACAAATGCAACTTCACTTCTAATTGATGCATATACAGGATTGATTGAAAATCCCGAAAGTGGACTATTGGATGAAACTGTATTAGACCTAGATGATACATACATACCAATCGTATATGATGCTGGTTATCCAACATCAGTCAAGAATGCTGCTGTTACATTAACAAGTAGCTTAAGATTAGATGGTGTAGCTATCCTTGATAATGGTGATAATGTATCAGTAGATGCAGCCCTTTCAGCTAGAGATGCTAGTCATACATACAATACTGCTTACGCATCAATATTTGAATGTTACAGTAAAATATTTGATAACCATACTGGTAAAGAATTATGGGTAAGTCCTGTTTATCACATGGCTTCAATGATTCCTCAGAATGATAGATTGTTTGGTATTTGGTATCCAAATGCTGGATTCAATAGAGGAACCGTTGATAACATTATGGAATTGAGATTCAATCCCAGGATAGCTGATAGAGACAGATTATATCTCAAACAAGTTAATCCAATTGTTAAATTCTCAATCGGTTATGCAGTATTCTCTAATTTAACTACACAAAGAAAACCTTCTGCTCTTCAAGACTTAAGTGTACACAGAACAATTCTGTATATTCAAAGGAACTTGGAACAATTTCTCAAGTTCCATATCTTTGAATTAAATACACCTGAAGAACATTCAAGAATGGCTGCGGCAATAACACCGTTCTTATCATCAATCAAATCTGCAAGAGGATTGGTTGATTACAGTGTTGAGGTCGGAGCAAACGAATATGAAATTAAAACTAAACAAATGCACGTTAATGTAATATTACAGCCAACGAAAGCAATTGAAAGAATTAACTTAAATCTATTCATAAAATAAAACAATAAGATGGAACAAATTAATAAAATTCGCGGAGTAATAGGATGCATAATAGTTTCGTAAAAACCCAAGAGAACCGCCATGATAGATATTTTGGCGGGACTAGTAAGGGGGTCGCTGATCCATATATCAGTGGCTATCACTTCATTCATTTCAAACATCTTCCGCCAAACCTTTCAGCCCACCTAGCTGTTAATGACCCGGCAGATCTCGGTTTTCAAGAAGGTCCTCCTGGAAACGATGAAATAGCTAGATTATTAGCTGCATCATGTTTGTCTGTTACTCCAGTCGGGGGAACACTAAACAGAGCTGAATTCACTGGTCTTGGCGGAACGAAATGGTCCGTTCCTACAAATATTGATTATGGGAATACTCTTTCAATGAGATTCCTGGAATATAGTAGATTACCTATCCTTCATGTATTCAACAACTGGTTTAGAATGATCAGAGAATACAGAAATGGTACCAGTTTGTTAACTGGAAGTGCTAAAAGCCAGACATCTATAGAATATACTAAATCGGCATATTCTGGAACACTATTATACTGGACAACAAAACCAGATGGTGTAACAGTAGAATATGCTGCATGTTATACAGGTGTTTACCCAACAAAAGATCCCCAAGAACTGTATGCTGGCGACATAGCCTCATCAGATAAGCTAGAAGTTGATATGGAGTTCAGCTTCGATATGCCTTTCATGGAGAGTTGGGTAAGAAAAGAATGTCAGTTCATGGCAAATCTCTACCACGGGGAAGGTATCAAGGCACATGGCGGATATAAGGTAGGTACTTCAACAGCTAATAATACTGAAGAAGGTAGTCATACCGATTCCGGTGGAATTGGCACTGCAACATCACCTGCATAATAAGAATAATAGCAGCTAAATCATAAGTTCACAGGAATCAACATAGTATATGTATTATGTTGATTCCTGTTTTTTTTTTCGTTATATACTAGGAAATTTATTTCTACGATTAATTAAATCAAATCAATAACTATCTACAAACTAATTTTAATCGAAGGAGCTTGTCATGGACAACCCATCTGTAGAAGAATCACCAATGGCTAATGTTGCACCGTTACCGCAACAATTAACGCCTGACACACCCCCACCCCCACCCCAAATGCCACCACCCCAAATGCCACCACCAGTGGTAACACCTCAAGTATCAACTGCTACAATGTCCCCAACAGGATACTTTGCTGGCTTTACTGATGTTAAGTTACCAGAATATGAGTTAATAACTCCTCAAAGTTTATATTCCATAACAGTTAAAACAATGACTGTTGAAGTGGAAGAAAATCTTAAAGGTAGTTTAATAACCCCTAGAAAAGTTCCGGAACATTTGAATAAAGCACTCTGGCAATCAATTGTAAGCAAACCTGAAAATATTGTAACATATGATGACTTTCTAAAAAATATAACTATTAAGGATAGAGATGTCCTTATGTATGCATTGTACCATATCTCATATAAAGATGTGAGGAATTATGATGTAACATGTTTACAGTGTAGAAAATCCAATCCTATTACATTTGAAATTGGAAAGATATTTCAGATGGAAGCATTTAATGGTAGTCCTGGAGAAATAATCAATAAACGTATTGATATTCCACTGCCTATCATAAGCAATGTTACTGCCGTTATAAAGCAACCAGTTATTGCAGATGAAAAAGCAATGTTAGAAGATATGCTTTTTCAGAGCGATAAGAATTTAGAATTGGGAACAGAAATGTTAGTCATTGATAAATTCGTTATGGAAAATAATGGAGTACGTCAAGATATTACAGGACGAGACAATATATTCAGAGCATATAATACATTGTCGAGTCAAGATAGAAAAGCAATAAGTCGTGAGTATGTAGAAAACTTTGGTAAGTATGCTATGAAATTAGAAATACAAACCACCTGTCCAAGTTGCGGAGTCTCGGACGATACACCCATAGACTTATTCAACCAATTTTTTCGTTCACTGCACGAATGAAGAATCACTGATCGAGTACCAGAAGTCAATACAGGAAAATATATTCCTAGCAATGGAACTCGGTAAACAACAATATACCTCTATTATTAAAATGCCGATTGATCGTCTTCATAGTTACATCAAGTGGAAAGTTAAATTTGACGAAGAAGTGTCCAAAATGAAAGAAGATCAACTTAAAGATATTAAGTAGAGAACAAATTTAAATGATTGAATATAAGAAAGTTTTAGCTCCTGTAGATACTACAACTACAACTTCTCTGGAAATAGCTAATAATACATCCAGAACATTTTCTAGAAGTTTAGAAGGAGCAGATAATATTTATGTAGACTTCTCCTCTATTATTTCACCCGAGGGAGATTTTAAAAGGCTATCCGGTATCAACGTTTTAATAAACTCTATCAGAAATTTATTAATGACACCTATTGGGACATATCCATTTAATCCGTTATATGGATCAAATTTATATAAGAAGATATTTGATCTGGCCGATAATGATACTGAAGATGAAATTATAGCAGAAGTAGTAGACAGGATTAGAGAATGGGATGATAGACTTGAAATAACTGATGTTGATACTGGATTCTTTTCTAATAGGAAAGGATTTCGATTATCTATAACTATCCAAACAGGAGAAGAGACTGCCTCTACATCTCTTGACTTTATAGAATCGTATACAGACTTATTTACAGACTTACACGGAGAAGCATAATGCAAAATTGGTTAAGGCTTCAACACTATCCCGCTGATTATTTAAATCTCGTATACAGGTATTATGCAGCTCATGGTGTTTCCTATATTTGTAACTATTATCACTTGGATCTCCCTAGCAGCACGGCAGATCTCGAAGTGTTAGATTCAGGAGCATATGAAGTATTGGGAGAATTATCTGGATATTGTTGGGAGAAGATTACACTACTACCTATCTATAACACAGAACAGATTCAGCCAGTATTTGAAGCAGATGAACGAGGATTTGGTAAATTCAATCAATCATCAAGTCTTAACTTTCCTACTCTATATAACATTCAGCCTACTGCTACTGATTTCATTCAATTTGTAGAACCAAAATTAAACGAGAGCGATGCTCCTTCAATTGATAGTCCTTTATATAGAGTGGTAAATTTTGAGAAGGCAACTAATTCATTTTTCTCTTTCTGGAAATTAAGTTTACAAGTTAGTGAATTTACACTAACAAAATTAGAAAAACAACTTAGAGCAATTTTTTCATTTGTCGATTATGAAAAACAAATATATGATATTGACACTGCAACATTAATATATAGATTGTTAGATAAAAATCAAACATCTAAGGTTAAAGACTATTATAATGAACGAATTGGATTCTATTTTAACTCATGACTAATTGTTCATATATCGCAAAAGATATTAATACTAATAAACAAAGAAGAATGGATTATTCTATAATATTTAATGGAAAATCTTCCCCTAAGATAAAGCTAGAATATGGTTATTAATCATAAAACTAATCTGAGAACAAATATTTAAAATGGCCCTATTTAAAGATAACGATATAAAGATCTTCAGTTCTAGAGAAGAGATAAGGAATCAGCTTGTAGAGGAGGCTAAAAACTATTTAGAACTATCTAATGTTGACCTGACTAATACTAGTTTTATGTCATACATTATAAATATACTATCCATTCTGTCCGCCAATCAAATGTTTTATAGTTCTACGTTATATAGAGAATTCTTTTTAACTCAAGCTCAAATACAAGAGTCAGTATATAACTTATCGAAATGGATAGGATATACCATACCCCAAGCCACTCCTTCAAATATCAATGTATTATTTACACTACCTTTGCAATTTAATGATCCCCACGTAAACTTAGTTTTCCCAACTGATTTTCAAGTACGAGCTGGAGATGTAGCATTCACATTAGACACCAGCTTTGTTTTAAATGGAACTTTAGTATCTGGGACAGAAGAAGATCTTCGTGCCCAAATAGCAAGTATGATCGCTAATGGAGTTCAAACTGAAATATTAAATAACCGAATTGTATCTGTACGAAATGCAACTACTGGTTTCTTATATCCAGTAGAAATAAATATTGGTGACGGAGGAGATACTGCATCAGCATCATTCGTTTTACCATTTAGTCAAATAGTTAAAGAATATAGATCATTTACAATTCCTGACGATTTGGAATTTTATCAATTCTTTACAAAACGCTTAACTAATCTTGATGGTCAAGTTAGTGAGTTAACTATTTATGTAATTCCTCCAGAAATAGACATGACAGATGTATCAACTGTTACAGACATAGAATCTAAATTAACGGAAGATCAAAAAACTGAATACCTATGGACTGAAGCAATTTCTGGGCTATATACTTTAAACCAAGGAGATAAATCATTCATAAGCACAAACTTTGATGGTGAATCCGAAATACTCTTTGGAAATGGAATTATTGGTGAACAACCAACTAGAGCTTCAACAATTGCAATAATTGTATCATTAACTAAAGGCGAAAAAGGAAATGTAATTCCTGCTTCAATTACTTCATCAGATAGTCTATTCTATGAAAATGATAATAATAGAGTCCAACGGGTAAAACTGACCACAGTAAATACTGAACCTGCTACTGGAGGAAAAGATACTCCATCCTTATCAGAAATTAAAAGTGCAGCAATAACCAATCTCACCAGCAAAGGTAGACTCGTATCAGAGTTTGACTATGACGATTTTAATATTATTGCTCCTAATGTACCTATTAAAAAAACGAAACCTATTCTAAAACGAAGCGATTTAAAAACAAACGAAATTTCGGTATTTTCTGAGCTCATATATAACAATCCAGAAAACGCAAATGGGGCGGCTGAAATCGTACCAACTAGAAATCTCCCCTATGTGTTTGATAGTACAAGTTTCTTTGTCCCTAGGGGTGCTACAATTCCTAATCATGATGATTTTGAATCAGCATTCAATATGATTATTGATTTAACATCGCTACAAGCTAGTTATGAATATATCTTAAGAGAAGTTACAATTACTTCTGCTTTAGAAAGTAGTGATCCGACATATAATCCTCTTGTATTTTTAAATATTCCTTCAGTCAAATTTACATCAACTGTTGATCCAAATGATACTAATATTATCAATATAGATATCTATACAAATGCAAACCATACGCCCACAACTAATGTTACTCAATTCAGAGCAAATCTAATTACTACATTTGATAATGCAAAGTATTCAATGACAACTGAATTAGATACTGAAGATGTTACAAAGGTTAATGGATTTAGTTATCAATTCTTTGACTTCTTAAACTTTCCTAGAAACTCTGTTCAATTCAAAGTATTAGTGGAAGGACTTATTCCGTACAGCCAGATTACAATGGAAGATAAAATCGCATTAGGAATTGAAAGCGATACATCTCAACCATCAAAATGGATTACATTAACTACTCATACTGCAGATGTAATCATTAGAAAAGATTTAAGTGATTTCATGTTTAGTTCAATAACGGAGACTGATGGAGTAACAACAGTACATAACGTTCCAACTATACTCTCATCTTATATAACTCAAGAAAATTTCAATGTAGATAATTTTGAATTGGCTGTATTTCAGAAACTTATTGGTAATCTAAAAATTAACTCAATTCGAATGTTAACAGATTTTCTCAATATTAAGTTTGCAGATACAATTGGCAAGTTGACTAACATGAAATATAATGCCATTGCATCAACAAAGATAATATCCAGAAGTTTAACTGAAGTTCCTAATACTCCAGTAATAAATGATACATATATTGTAAATGGAACAGAAGGAATTGATATATTCAGTCAAGACTGGAATACACATAAAAATGAACTGGCACAATGGAACGGTAACAGTTGGATATTTATAAAACCATCATTCGATGAGTTTATTCAAATAGTTAATCCATTAAATACAAGTGATCCAGATCAAAACAAAAAATTACAATGGACAGGAATAAGTTGGGTTGAACCAATATTTGATATTCCGTTTAATGTATCTTTAAAAATTAACAAAGATCCTGATATAGCAATATCTTCTTCAGCATTAGAAGCTAACATAAAAACAGCATTACTAGATAATTTTGCATCAAAATTTGGTATGGATGTTGATATTGATAGATCGGAAATTGTAAAAGTTGCTAGAGGGGTATTAGGTGTTCGATTTGTAGAAATTATTGGCCCAGAAATAGATATTAGATTCAACTATAAAATAGATGATCTTGTGTTTGCTGATCTATTAGATTATACACCTCAATTAGTAGCATTCACATCAGATTCAATATCCATTACCATTATATAATAAACCATGCCTAACATATCCTACATTCGAAAATTAGATGCACCTAACAACACTTCTAAGGACGATATAATTGCTATACTTGATGCAGCTAAACTTCATAGATTAATTTTAAAGAAAGTAGCTAATGAGCTTCAATTCTTGATTCAGGAATGCTACTATCCACGTGTTGCGGATATACACAAAGAACTTCTACATGTAACTAAATCTAATGAAGCTGATCTATTAGCATATTCTAAAGCTAAATACAGAAATCCAAAATGGAAGAAAGTAGATCCTAAACTTCTGCATGATGCTCAAACTGTTTTACTTGTATTAATTTGTCAAGACTTTACAATCAAAAAAGATTCCGCCGCTGGTCTAGCTACATTAAATCTTTTAGCATTAAGATTCTATACTAATACAATGTATAAGTTTATAAAATACTGTAACCCAGATTATTTTAGAGCAGCCATTAGTAGGTTATCACATAATCATTTATTTACGACCAAAAAAACAATTGGGGAAGCCGTATTATATTTATCGGGTCAAGTCTATAAGAAGTTCCAAAAGGGTCTATCTAATGATGATCCTGTAGAAATTATTGATATGATATATGTACTACGTGGAAGAATTAACCAATCAGTTAGGAGCTTCGCTAATAAGTATTATGACATTGCGAAAGATGGCGGAGCATCAAGATTAACAAAAGAAGATCTTCCAGAAGAACAAACCACAGATAAAAAATTAAGAATAGAAGCTGGAAGAATTGCTAAAGAAATTACTATCTATAGAGCCGTAGATACTAGTGCCATTAAATTATCTCAGCAAATTACCAAATTTAATAGACGGTTAGCTAAAGAATATTCAAATACTTTAACTAATACTAAATACACGGAGAATCTAGAATTACTAATATTCTTGTTATTACGAGAAACTCCTAGTGTACATATGCCACAAAATGACTATGCAAAAATAGTCAAAAAACTAATGGCAATAAAGAAAAGTACAAAACCTGTGTACTTTAAAAAGGTCCTAATTCAAGTACATAATCAACTTAACCAAGATTTAGGTTATGTTGAAAAATTCGATAAACTCTCTTCTCAATCGAAGCATATTTCAAGGAGCTATTTAGCATATTATATTGCTATGCTTGTTTATAATCATTTCAGCAATTAAGTAGTATTAAACAAGCCAGGATTTGAATTAACAAGCCCATTACCTCGGGCAATTTGTGCCGGCGTCACTCTGGCAGATGTATCATTTCTAGTACCAGTACTACTTACTCTGGATATTGAGCTCGGTTTAGTAGCCAACACAATACTAGCCTCATCATCAAGAGCAGAATCAATGTGGAATTGTTTATCAGGATAATCATCCCCACCATAATTTATCCAATGAGGAGGACTCTCTTGTGCACCGTCTGACCACCCCTTACATGCCCCAAATTCATTTAAGTAATCTAATACCGTAGGGGTATCTGTTTTTATACCATGTGCAGCTTTAGTAACATTAACCATCGTGTCATATAAACTACCAATTTCAACTGTAACATCTACAATACCGGGACGTTGATTATATGCAATATGATTATCGTCTCCACCCTTTGTAACTGTTACAGTTTTTATGTACGCTGCCTTCAAATTAAATAATCCAGCGATTCTGGCACCACACAACCAAGGCCAGAAGAATGTATGCCCATCAACACTCCTTGGTGTAACGAACATCATAAGGGTAGCTAATGGGGCAGTTATATATTTGTGTGTCATATCGCTATCGTTAGGATACGGATTATATAATCTGATCTGTGCTCTATATGATGGAGACCACCCTGAAGATTTCCAAATATGGGGAAAGTCTAATTTATGACCCATAAGTACCCCTGACACAGCATTACCAATTGTTTTGGCTTGACCCGAAACTCCACTATTTTTTAATCTTGAATCTAAAGACTCTCCCCATCCTGTTAAAGTTCCTGACAGGGCATCTGGTAATAGTTCTGAAAGTGTCTTCAATCCTTGTCCTGCTGTTTCTGTTCCTGTTGCAAATGTAAACTCTCTAACTGCTTTAGATGCAGCATCTGTACTACTAGCAAACATACTTTCTTCATAATCATTACTATATGATTCAGTAGGAGGATTGTTATTTAATGTTGCATATTTAAGTGTATTCTGTGATGTTCCATTGCCTTTCAATATTATGTTATATGTATCTTTAAGATGCTGTCTAAATGAAGGTTTAACAGAAGTTCCACCATCCATTGCAGCAGTAAGTCTGTAAAATTCTGATCCAGAATGTGATAATCTAGGAGTTTTTGGACTAAGTTCTAATATAGGAAGAGTGTCTATAATCGCATCATCAGGAGTTGGTCCTTTGGCATCCATACCCATTATTCTTCCGTCTAAAGGCGGGAGACCTAATGGTATATTATTATTAAGAATAATCTCTTTTGCACCGAGTCCTGATTCTGTTATTGACGCCATTATCTTACTCCTGTTCCATTAACTACACCAGACATATTAACATCCAAATCTCCATCTGTAGGAGCTGAAGTAGTACTAGAATTAGATGTATTGGTATTATTAATAATTGTTTGACCCACGTTAGTTAACTGTGCAACGGTTGCAGTCTGCATTTGATGCATTTGATTCATAATTTTCCTCTGGTTAGCTGATTGTCCTCTTATTGCCATCATCTCATCTTGAGCTTTAGCATTAATAATTTCACCATGATTAACACGTAATCTATTAGCTGCTCCTTCTCGCAGATTATCATACTTAGAATCTTTAAATGCATTCTCCCCTCTGGCAACCATTTTTAATTGACGATAATTAAGACCATTAAGAAGCCTTCCCCCTAACGCCTTATCCTTACCAGTACCAGTATATTGGGCTATAGCTAAGTTTGTACTGTGTTTCTTTCTATCAGTCTCTACTGCATCAATTGAAGCTAAAAGACCTTTCCCGCCAGGAGCTAAGGATATAGCTTTTCTAAGTAAAGGATTATCCTTTATTATGGATGACATTGCAGATTTAATACCAGTGATTATAAGATTATATAAACTCGATACAGTAGAGGCTATCTTCTTTGCAAAAAATATGGATGTCTCAGCTACTATATCTTTTATTGCAACTGCTGCTTCACCAATAGCTATAATTGGAGATAATATCATAGGAATAATCCTGTCCCTATTCTCGTATAATGCTTCTCCTAAAGAGTAAAATACATTCACAAATAATTTAGGCAGATGCCAGAAAATAAGTTTAGATATATGCCATACCATCTTACCCACTATCTTACCCAGGAACGCTTGTGTTTTAATATACTTAATAGTTATGTCAAATATTATTTCTGCTATCTTCCAGTAGTTTCCACCAGAGGAAAAGAAAGTAACTACTCCAGAAACAAACTTTTTCATTATACCAATTATGTTAGGGATTACTATATCTGGAAGATCCTTTTGAAGGAAATCAAGTATTCTAGGGACTATAGCTTTAATAGAAGCAGTAACTCGTTTTTGACTTTCAGCAGGATTCATTAAAAAGGAAACGATATTAGATATAGAATCTCCTAGAAATCCAAGAATCTTTAAATTCATCTCACCCATAAAGTTTAAATACTTAGCTATCGGTTTACCCAAACCGGGTAATTGAAAATTAACACCCAGTCTTTCCAGTATGAAATTTACAGGCCATTGTATTATTCTCCATAACCCATCAAGTACTCCACCAACTAATGATGAAAATTTCATTAATAACGTTGGCTTAAGTGTATCAAACCATGTTCCGGCTTTAGTCCACCCAATGATTCCATCGATGACCGTAGTAATAATCAACAAGGGAAGGAATATTTTGGAAGCTAGTCCCGCTATAGGTGCCAGAAGCTTAACTGCTCCAACTCCTCCTAAAATGCCAGTAACTCCAACAAGTGCACCAGCACCCTTTACTCCTTTTGCTCCTCCCAATAATTTTGATAGTGCAGACATTGGCCCTTTACCTAATAATTTTAAACCTACTCGTTTTGCAGACTGAAACATCCCACCTTTAAAGAATTTTCCTTTTTCTGCTGCTTCTCCTACTCCTGTGAGAGCTCCACTAGCTTTTGATACTGCTCCTCCTTTTGTTATTGTTTTTAACCCGAGTAGCGAAGCAATGCCTGAAAAAGCACCACCAAATACTCCAGTGATAGCAGCACCAATAGAACCAACCACAGATGCCATTATCACCCAAAGATTATTTAACAATGCATTAAACTTATTCTTTCTAAGCCATTCCCAGTGTTTTCCTTGATGCATTGATGTCTTACGATCAGTTATTACAGTGTGATCATATAACCGTTTAGTATATTCAGCAGCTTGTTGTGTATCTGTTGCATTTTTCTTCCATCGTCTCTGTGCATTATCACCACTAGGACTTATCATTTCTCCAGGTTGAACATGTACCATCCCTTGTTTCGTAACATTCAATGGCACCATAGATCCCATTGCGGCCTTAGGTGCTCTACCTAGCATACTATTTAGTCTGCCTTTAGCCCTACTAAATAATCCACCACCTGCTTTCTGTTCACCCGTATCAGATGACATCAAATCTAAAAAATCACCAGATGCTGAAAATCTCTTGAATCTATCCCATAATTTATCTGGTCCGTCAATTAATCCTCTGCCTTTTGGAGTTATTGCTCCGCCACCCGTATTTTGAATAATTCTATTCAACTGATCTTGCATCACCTCAAATCCATAAGACAATTGTCCAAATATAGACATAGCAGATACAGCTATTGTATCTATTGCAGTTCTTCTAATTACCCGTCTAGAATATTTTTGAGCAGGACCACTTAATACTGTATAATTAGCAGTGAAAGATACGAAATCTGTAAACATTTTAAATCCCTTCCACACAGATTTAAGAGGACCAGATTTAACAAATGAATCAACCACGTTATCAGCCATACTAAGCATAGTAGCACCCAAGATACCAACATTATCTGCCATCAGTTGTACGTTAGGTGAAGTTTTTGCTATATTAGAAGATATAATATGAAGATAATCTAACTGTAATTGTAATGCTTTAGATGGTATAATAGCTTCCCCTTCATGGACAATCGCTTGTCCTGACTTTGTTACAAACCCACCCTTTCTAGCTTTAGGTAAATTTTTCTTTTTAAGTTCACCTTTAGTAAGGGTATTTACTGCTATTAACCATTGTGCATTACTAATTCTTAATCTGTCAATTGCTTCAATTTCATCTGAAGAACCATACATTCTACTATAGGATGTATTATGTATTCTCTTTTTAGATCTCGTTTTAGATTTTTCGGTTTTATCTACAAATCTACCTTTATCATCTCTAGTTTGATTAGACATATGCCCTTTAGATATTACCGATAATTTTTCTTTAGGGCCACCATCAATCATATTTTTTTGAGATTTCTCTCTATTGAGCTTGTTTTTAACTGCACCTGCTAAATCTTTAGTTCCTTGATACATTCCTCGTACAGCAGAAGAAAGAGTACCTTTATTTTTTTCTATAATACTTTTAGCTAACTGGCCAACAAATGGATTAATTGCAGTAGCAACCGTTATTCCAGCAGCTTGTGTTCCACTAAAACCTACTTGGTCTTTTATAGCACTAGCTGCCGCAGTGATAGGACGGGAAGCTGCTCTTATAGTTGTAGTTGAAAGATTCTTAATACTGTCAGATAAAGAGGATACCTGAGAGCTAAGATCTCTCATTTGATAATCTTCTGCCATTAAAATCCTAAGTTAATAAATTTATTACCTTGTAATGTAAAGAATTGGGCTTATCACATGCTATAGCTGCTATTTCACTAGGCCACATTAATTCCTGTGCCGCAGTTGTATCTGGGTCAACTATTCCGATTTCTTTGTATGCATCTATTAATGCATAATACAAATTATTCATCTGTTTGTTATTATTTATTGTCGCAACAAACACAGCATTGTTTTTCATATAAAGACCAAACGCCGATGCCAAATCCATTGCAATTTCTTCTGCTCGTTTTTTCCCAAACACACTAAGTTCTTTTTTTATAAACTCATAGTACACCTTTAAGTTGACTTTATACTGTTTAGTATTTTCAAAGTTTGATATTAGAAATTTTGCTATTCGTTTTGCTGAATTTGATTCAATTTGTATTCCCGCATAAATCTCGAAAAATTTGCTATAGTATGATGCAAACATATCTTTAAAAATATTAAAAAACTTGTTTTGATCTTGTCTACATGCATAATGCATTACTTCATGTAAAAGTATTTGAGATACATTTTTATCTGATACCCATGAAAATAAATTTACATTATTGTCCATTAAAATATATATTTTATGACTCTCAGGATGATATATCCCCATCAAAGTCTTTTTAAATCCATTAGCAAATTTTTTATGTAAAAGAAGCTTAATAATATTCTTCGACATAAAGCCTGGTACTATGACATCATCATTTATTAGATTCGAAATAGGTCCTCTGACTGGAGATATTAATTTATTCTTAGACACTATATCAATAAAACTAGATTTTAATTTCTCCGAGGAATAGACCGAATAATCATGTAATTTTACAATCTCTTTAACAGAGAAAGGAATAATTCCTAATTTCTCTTGTAAATCGGTCATCTACTAAGCCTCTTTGTATTTTGTTCTAGGATCTTATACTTAACAAAGTTAATGTACAATATCGTCTGAATCATTTATATTAAATCCTAATATTTTAGTTACATCTACCATAGGAGAATCTTTACTTACTTCATGTAAATTCTCTTTGATATGTTTAAGAATTTTATTACTTACGTCATGTTGGGTCATTTTCTCTCTATACTTCATATCATTAATATCAGAACTATAACTACCTTCCGAGAATCCCATATCTAATACTCCCATCATATCATCAACTACAGCTTCAGATGTAACAGACGATATACTCATGGGTGGATCATACATTCTAACATATGCACCAAATCCTAATGATATAGCCATATCGTCATTCATTCCCCTAGAGGCTTCAACTCTATTAATTCGACCACCTGTATTTTCTTCTAGTCCTATAAGCTCCAATGCTAACTTCCTAGATTTAATAAGATTAGTATTTTCAGATACATATGTGTATAACGAATCAAAGATCAAAGGTCTAGTTTGTGCATTCGTTGATAATCCATATTTGTATGTTGGTCGTTTATTCTTGGCGGTGTTCTTTATTTTATGCTGATATAAATTATGGTCGATTGAACTTCGAGTTAAAAATTCTATAACTTGATTACCATATGAGTTTTCCTCTACAATAGTTAAATTCCGTGGGAAAATCTTACACACTGACTCCACTACCTTACAAAAATCATCAACCCGTAGCTTACCTACATACTCCGCAACCTGTTCAAATGTAACATAATCTATAATTTCAATTGCTGAATAATCAGTACCAGATGCAGATGCCACATCAACACATATCATATAATATGAATCTTTATTTGGCTGTTTCCATATCTGCAAATCGTGACTCTCAAATGTCAACTTGGCTATAGGGGGAGTATCAACATCATTAAGTTTCTCGATAATTTCACCAGGGAAAAATGAATTTATTGAAGCTAAGAATTTCATTTCTAGCTCTTGTTGAATCTTTGCACGATCATTATGTAAGATAGCACACTGCCTAGGATACCAAGTAGGATCTTCTCTGAATTCTTTAACCTGCTTCCAATGAATCTTTTTAGCTTTATAGATAGAATTAGGATTAGTCTCAGCTTCTACCCAACGCTCATAATACCATTTACCAATACCTACAGTTTTATTAGGAGTACTAATTACTATTGTCCCATAAGGAACTCCCTTTGCTTCGGCTGCACTTTGGGCCTTAACAAGAGTTGGTCCAAATCCCGAGAATGCTTCATCTATATAATCAATGAATGCAGCTTCATCCACAACAACAATCGTACATGCCTTTCCTCTAAATAAGTTTTCAGGTTTCTTTGCATTTACCTGTGATGCATGAAATTTACATCCATTATCTAATATGAATGTTTGCTCTGCTTCTTTAACAAATTTAGGTCTGATCCAATCTGGTAAATTCCTGATCATTGCCATGACCTTTCTGCAAAAGTCAGTAGACTCAGGACCATCTCTACTAACAACACCAACAACAACGTTTTTATTGAATATCAATGCCCATACAATAAATGCTTGAACTATTGTTGAAATTCCAATCTGTCTTGACTTTAAAGTTATAACATGATGATCATTTACAATAGTACGCAAGAAATCTTTTTGTGGATCGTACAACTTAAATAGAATGTTTCCGCCTACTTCTTCTAGCTCTATAAAATGCTCTATAAAATAGACAGAATCTTCTTTAGCTTTATAGTATATCTCTAATCGTTCTGTTGTTGTTTCCATAAATATTTAAACTATATTTTGAGTTGATCCAGAAAATTTATTTTCTATAATTGGATTCTCAAAATAACTAGGAGAAGTTCTGAATAATGTCAAGTGGCACACTGAATCCCAGTTATCAGATGTTTCCCTACTAAGAATAAAATCACTAGAATTCAAAATATACTTTCCTCTATATGATTGATATTCAAATATCGTTGGTACAAAATCTACTGGATTTCCTATTTTAACAATAGGTATCATCCTGATATTTCTTCTTATTGTAATCCCCATCCCCAACATACTTCTGATATCATTGGAGACGGCTGTCGTTGCCAATGCTGAATTACTCACACCACCAATATTATGAGTATACCGTTTTCGGATTCTTACATTAGGATGCATCTTTGCCCCTGAAGATCCTTCAAACACACCTTTGGTTGTTGCAATATTTCCAATAGTCTCAGAAAAATGTTGATATAAATCATTTGGGGGATGTGTTGTAAATACTCTATTAAATCCATTTTCTACAATAGAACTATTTCCAAAATATAAAGTTTTAATAGGATCTCTAGTGTAATATGTACCACTATTATGATGTACATCATCCATTATTTTAGAGAATAGAGTCTTATCTCGTCTTGCAGTGTTCATCTGGAATATTCTACATACGGGAATATCTTTTATTTTCTCATTTAAATTCCACATATGAATCTTCCCATCAAATCCACAAAATCTAAACATCGGCCCATTATATAAAGAAAATGCATTATCTATAAATGAAATCAGTTGTGTTACTGTCATTGGTGGGCATATAAACTGAGGAATCAACTCTAAATTCTTCCCCCTATTATCTATATCTAATCTATCTCCTAATCCTAAATCTGTTATTATCTTAGCCACTGTATCTACAGGACATAGACTAGGATCTTCTTCTTCTGTAATATAATTTACAAAAGAACACATTGTATTAAATGAAGGAAGTGGAATTGCAGTAAATGTTACTGGACCTCTATCACCCATTGTATCTGGTGTTTCTGTTTCATTCATTTCAGGTCTAAGGAATAGATGAGTATCAGCTTTTAAATACAACAATTTGTACTGTACCAACTCCACTGGCATATTATCTTCTTGCATTAAGTAGATTCTCAAATGCATTGTTTCTTGACCATAAATGTCATTTAAGATTATATCATTTGAACTAATGTTCAAACTTATACTAAATTTCGGCCACACTGAATTCGCAGTATGTATCATACGAACCCGGGTCAAGAATTTAGATATGTCTACATTTCCTATGTATAATTCTACACTAAAATTCTTACCAAGTCTATTTACCTTTGAAATATCAATAGCTGGCATTTAAATTCCTACAAAAAAAATTACTTGGATGTTTTTATCCAAAACGACTCAATATTGCTATATATTTGTTTGGCAAAATCTTCCCTTGATTCCAAAGGAAGACTTTTCCAAACTTGATTTACCTTAGTTTGAATAGCCTGACTCCATGTTATAAGTCTAGGATCATTTGCTCTATCATTTTCTAACTTTGATTCTTTTGCTAGTGGACATTCCCCGTCTGCTACTGGGGGATGAATATATCCACATTCAGGACAATTTCCATTATCAGTGGTCATTTTCGTTTACCTTTTTGTTCCTGCTTATATTTATCTGCAAGAACCCATTTTACCAATTTTTTCTGATCACTTATTATTCGAACACTCTCTTTGTAACTTTGACATTGAAATCTAATTATTTCTAAATCTCTCCAATTATCTTGAAGATTTTCAACTGTCATATTTTGAAATACAGCCTCAATCCAAAATATATTCCATTTCAGATTTTAACATACCAATGGGAGGTCGTTAGTAGTTATATTTACAATTTGTTCCTTATATTAACTTTCCATCTTTTTTTGCTACAAATGCTGATAGATACTTTCTTAATTCTAATTCCCTAACAATGTTCTTATCAGCGTCGATAAGATATGATAGAATGAATGAAGCATAATACAGATTACGAAATTCGTCATTCAAGTTGTCTTGCATTTCGATAAACGTTCTCACTAATTTTTTCGGAAAAGCTTTGGTTAAACCAGTTAAGAAATCAATATCAACAGGAATCTGTTTGAACTTGTTTATTCTATCCTCGCATTTACTCTTAACATCCTTAACTTGTTCATACGTTAAATTGAGTGTGTCATCATGAATAAGCCGGTGAGTAAACTCATCTAATACAAAAGGATTAGATACACTTGCTTTAGCTTTAGTACCATCTTCTTTGTCCCCAAACAATGCAGTAACGAAACTGTAATTCAACTGCAAAGCAAGATTACCAGAAAATCCATTTATTATTCCAAATGCTAATCCGGTCTTAGAAGTTATTTCTTCTAGATTCAAATTTGTCATTAAATTGAATAGAATTTTATCTACATCAGTATCACCAGGAATATCTAAAACATAATCCTTTAGTATAAATATACTTTTAACTGATGTTTTATCTCTAAAATGCTTTTCGCCAATTGTTTTAGCACCAAGAGACGCTTGTATATCTTTAATTATTTCTGATGTTTTGGCTACTTGGTATTCTTCGGACAATAGTCCATTACATGTTAGCCACGGTTGCCCGGACTCTCTATATGATAAACTGAAATACGGAGTATCTGAACCGTCTGGATCTTTAACTCTCTTATATCCAAAATCATAATTCATATCTTGTACTAATACAGAATCTGATATTGTCTGTAGACTAATTATAGATGCCAATGGGATATCTCTCCTTTGATAAATATTTTGAAATGAAAAACTTATTAAATTCTCGTTTAAAATGATTTTTTAAAATGAAATCATTTACAGACACAATTCTTACTTCGATAGTAATATTCCCAATCATGGTTATACTTGTAATCATGGATGTCATATATTATTACATTTAGTCACCTTGCCACTATTAGAAGTTGATTCTGTGCTCTTGTTATTGCTGTATATAACCACCTAGCCCAATATTCATCATCCCAATAGCTACTTCGTTCTTCTAATACCATGACTCGATTTGCTTGACTTCCTTGTGCTTTATGAACACTCAAGCAATAACCATAATCAAAATAATCAAGTTTAGCTGCATATACGTTAAGAGACGATGCAGATATCACTGCTCTATTCACTTTAGTAGGATTCATCTCAGGAGACGAATTCCCAAAACATGTTTTATCTATGGGTCCATGATATACTTCAGGGGTTTCATCTATTGCTACTTCTATTTCATAATAACAACCATGATCTGAGATATATCTTATCCTGCCACAACTACCATTGTATATAACAGTATCCATTGCAAAATGATTATTCTTTAAACAAACTACTCTGTCTCCCTTCTGGGGATCTGAAGTAGTTCTTTTCAATAAATTTTCTCGAATGTAATTATTCATCTTTACTCTAGTAGCATTAAACCCACATAGTAATAAAGTTGTATCAAAGTTATTAGTATTACGAAGGAAGTTATTTACAGCTTTGTTTTTACTTCCAACTACCTTTGCAACTTTTTCTCCATACATACCTGGAGGTATAACTCCGTTCGATCTTATATCCATAGATAATTTTATTATTGGATTTCCTTCACTCTGCCTATGTATTTCACGTAACATAAAATCAGGATTTTCCATTAAATTTAATGTTCCTTCAATAGGTGGAAGTTGAAAGCAATCCCCAACTGCTAATATGGGGATTTCATAACTTTTCAAATCCTTATATATATCCGATCCAATCATACTAGCTTCATCTACAACTAGTAGATCATACTCAACTTCATCCTTGGTTTTTAAATCCCAGGAAATGATATTCCCTGAAGATTCCTCAACCTTTGGTTTATATATCAAGGAATGTATAGTTCCGCAATAATCTACGGGTCTTAATGAATTAGTAGACTTGAGTTTAACTCTTAACACATGAGATGCCTTACCAGTATAACTGATATATGCAATTTTCACCATTCTAGGAAATATACGCTGGATTGTACTTACTAACGTAGTTTTGCCAGTTCCAGCATAACCTCCAAGAATAAATGGTTTCTCCTCATTATAATTATACCACTCGGTTATTAATCCAATGGCTTCGTTTTGTTCTTTACTGTATTCCAGGGTCGTCTGTTGGGTCATTCTCTTCTCCAGTCTCTTCTTCAGTCTCTTCTTCTTTTTCGTATATGTCTAATGTCCCTCCAGGTGACGAGAATACAAATACTCTAGCAATAACATCACCTACTGCAAATTCATATGCATAGTTAAAAGCAGTAACACTTAGCCACACTTCCCCATCATGTTCATTTCTATACATGTAATTTTGAACATAGACACCATGATCAAATTCTAATGATGGATCAACTTGAATGAATGGAATTACACCTATAGGAAAATCTATACTCAACCCCATTGGTATTTGGGTTGGGTTCATTACTCTCATGTTAGCGGCTGACTTTAATTCAAAATATCCATCTTTATGAAAAACAGGTTTATTGACATTAGACGAAATATGAGTATATGTTATAGCCGGGTTACAAACCGATGTAACATAATTGTTTGCCATTGTAGTAACAGCATCAGGTTGCTGGGTGTCCATAGATTAACCTCCTAATCGAGAACGTAATTCACTTTTTCTATCTTCAGGAATTTGTATTCTATCTATAATATTGTAGATATCTTTATCTAGAGTCTTCCCTTCGTTTATATGAACAGGTATGTATGGGTGGTAATCAGGATCATCTACTTCATAGAAGTTTCTAATATTCATGTCATCTATCCCAACCATTTTAGAAGACCAATATGACAGAAGTCCCGATCCACATGCGGGAAGACCATCCTTCATACAATTATGTGGGGTCGATACTGAATCCCCATCAGATGTACTATATAAATAAGGTCTATCACAACTAATAGTATGTTTGATGGCATCCCATAAATCAAAGTGTTTAATCAATTCCCACTGATCTGATTTCATTAAATTAGATAATCCATATAATGGAGTTATCCTATTTCCTATCAATGTTCCATAATTAAATAGTTCCAAACATGATTGTAAAAAGTATTCTGAATTGTCGGGGTAGTGACCTGATTCTGTAAGATTCAAAAATCCACCTAATAGATAAACTTTATCATATCCATGTTTCATAACCAATGATTCTGCATATGATGCCATTACCGTCATGAACATCATATTGCGTCCAGGGTGCCATGCATGTAGTGTTTTCAGCCCCTTAGCCGTTCCGGTGGTCACTTCGGCCTCAGGATTCTCTAACATAGATATATCCTTACTTCCCATAGCTTCATAAATACCAGAAAGATCAAATTCCTTAAGTGTAACAGGCATTCCTTTAGCTGTTAATTCATCAACAACATTCGTGATAGCCAATTTTTCACAATCGCCACCTCTATGATTATAATTGAAATAACATGCTATGACATTCTCGTAGCCTGCTAATTTTAACATTGCTAATGTAGAGGAAGAGTCTAAGCCCCCACTACATGATACTAGACATAATTCACTCATACATCTCTTTCTCCATCATAAATATGCTTGATAACTGGAAATCGCAAACTCGGTTTTCCTTTTTCATCTACTGTTTCCTCAAAATATCTAACTGTTATAGTTCTACCTAACAGATCATTCGGATCTTTATGCCACATCTTTCTCTGTTCAAGACTAAATCCAGAACCTACCCCCACCGGATTCCCCTTATGTTCAATACTAACTCTACTGAGCAATTCACATTCAACTTCTAATCCTGTTATAGAATCAATATGCCTGAATGGACCCATTGATACACTTTTAATTATATACTCTGCATCTATAAATTGTTTAACTTTATACATGCTTCTGGTCCGCTTTCCTTCATACACTGAATCTCCATTTCGAAGTATCAGTCCTTCCCATTCATTGTCATTAGCTGCCTTAGCACAAGCATCAAACATATCAGTGGAAGTGATTAGCGTTTGTGGTAGCGAGGTCAAAACTGTTCCATCAAATCCAATATTTGTTAAAAACCCCAATCGATTAATGAATGTGGTTGTTCCCTTTTCATTCCAAAAATCATCCATAGATATTATATCAAATGCATAGAATTTAGGATTTAGAATTGTATAGTTCTTTTTCCTTATATATTTCATTATCTTCTGGAAATCCTCTAGTCCATCTTCAACCATACAGATTTCACCATCAATGACTTTATTCCTAATTAGATCTTCTTTTTCTTTTTCACCAGCCCACGTTAATAAAGTAGATTTAACTACATCTAATGTGTAGAATTCTTTACCACTTCTTGAAAAGAATTTAACATTAAGATCATTATCTACAAATATTAAACAACGATTGCCGTCGAGTTTCCTTGACGCATACCATTTCTCTTTTACAAAATCAACTTTTGCTTTAGCATTATATGTTTCACACAATGAAACATTAAACACTGGAATAGTATTAGGAAATATTTTATTGATTAATTTAGTATCAGTTCTAGTCTTTAGATTTCTGTCAATGATATTATATATAAGATCAGTATGTTCATGGTTTTCTGCTATGAATCTATTAACTGCTCCTACTGCATCATGACCGGTCAGAGTTCTATTATCTAACGCCTTTAATAATGTTATAATTTCATTGTATTCATTTGTTTCAGCCACAACACTAGATAACTTTTTAAGGTTACCAGAAGTAACGCCATACTGATAGTTTATCGTATCATATATGTACTTCCATATTTCCTTGCATTGTGGATATCTTTCAATTACTTTCTTTTTATCTAATGTAGAATTAGAAGCATTAGCTTCTTCTACAAAGGGTGCTAAGTTTTGTAAGTCATTCATCTTCTATTTCCATCATTATCAAAGTTTGTATCAAAATTCTGAGTTACAAATCTAGGACTGAATTTAATATTTCTAATAAAGCCAGAATCTAAATCCAGACTCTTAATACGTTGGCCTCTTAGATAGTGATTATAAAAGTCTTCCCATGTATTTTCGCCGTTTCTAGTACAATCAGTAACATCTTCTATTATTTCTGTAAGACACCCGTTAGAACTAGATAATCCATATCCTATTCCCCGAATAGCCATATGGGCTAACGGTTTAAAATCAGTCCAGTAATAAACTCTATCTAATGCAATATCATATAGTATTGCAGCAAAACCACCAGACAAATGTTCGCATGTGTCTTTGATATTTTTGTCCTGCCTTATATACTCTGCAATAATAGCTTCAGAATCAATCTGTGTATTAAACTTAAACTTGCCAGTATTATTAGACCAATTCTTCAAATCCACACATACAAAATTAGAGACAGAACCATTATGAACAACTACAACTCCATCATTTACAATAGGCTGCATATTTGTTTCAGTAGTAGGAGGCTCTTGTTCAGGAGCTGCTCTTGCATTGGATAGTAATAAATCTCCTTTGTCAAAGTTAACTTTCACAAAACTTTTCACTTCACCCTTACATGTTGAATAGGGGTAAATACTTCTGTATGTAGTTATCTTCCTTGCAGGTTCAGATCTTTTTATAATTGAAATTCCAAATCCGTCGGTCCCTCGTTTTTCAGACCATTTAAACAGAGGCTCTATAATTTCATAATCTGGTTTTGATTCTCTTGCGAAAAACATTGATATTCCACACATGTTTTTTTGTCTCTTGTTATCCGTTAACTCGTATACTATTATGGATCTTTGGCTGACCATCAAAATACTTATAAATTAATCCATTCTCATTTATAAGTAACACAATCTTACTATTTCTGCTAGCATATCTGATTGTTGACCATGTTCCAGATCTCTGTTCCTCAATTAATGTTTCTGGTGTGGCAATAAGAATATCTGTACAATTTACAATATCCTTATTACGTTCTAAATAATCCTTTGCTCTATGTTCTACTTTGGAATCGTTATTGTAATTCCTCAATCTTGAATTAGTTGGGGGGTGGATAATAATACTTATACCCATGTTAAGACATATGATATGAGAATCAGTATCTGATCCGATACAATCCCCATGATGAAATTCAGTTACTATACCATTTGCGGATAACATTTGTCTCAATGTCTCTTTTTGGTAGAGGCTCATTCCAATTCTAGTTCCTGTAAATCCCACTCTTAACGGAGTGTCATTGCTTTCAGTATTCACTATTTATAATCCTGATTAAAAATAAAATATTGTAAAAACAACCATATTAAATTTCTCTTAAAGAAAGTCAATAAGTGACGAGACATTATAACCCGTCACTTATATCATTTGTCCTTTTCTATTATGGATATGGTGCGCCTAAATGTAAGATTTTCTTTTCTGCCTCAGTTGGCGTAACTGCAAACTGAGATTTATATCCGAAATTTCCTTCTTCTGACCTTTCTTCAGATTGTAAAATCTCACCATGATGTTCAATCGTGATCAATACTGAAGCAGGAGCTATAAACAGTTTATCCCCACTGTCATCATCGCCCTCCGTCACACTAACAATAACTGGAAGAGTGTGTTCTTTCTTCTTTGTTGCTCTAAGAGCTCTTACTGCTGATCGACACCATCCTTCGTCTTTGTTGAATGTTTCAGTGGTACTGCATATTGAAACGCCCCTGCAAACATCTCCATCTGATGTAAGCCCAACAAACACGGTTCCTATTCGATGCCGTCCACTATCCCCACTATCCCCACTATCTACTTTCAAATAGTAGTGCTGGTGAGCAGAGAAAGCTTTCTCGACTTGTGCCGCTATGTGTTCATGTTTTGCATTATATGCCATAGTCAATTACTTCATTGTGGTTCCGGTTTGGGGACTTCCGTTATTGAATGGATGTCCCAGTTAGTTTCTGTTTTAACTTGTTCTTCCGTCATTTCTAAAAACTCTAATAACCGTTTTCGGCACTCAGGGTTTAGATCATCAATAAATATTTCAAAAAGTTCGTCCATAATATATATAAAAGGGGGATACGCATGATAAATCTATTAAATCTACTATGTATCCAATTTAAACTTCTATAGTTTTCCTTCTGTTATGAGTTCAACACGGCTCGGAATGTTCGAACGAGTGTTCACTTGTTGGGTTCCTTCTTTGACCCTGTATCTGAGAGATACGGATCTTTCACCCACAGATGGTTGTGTAATCTTTAAGCGATTCCATGTGGTCCTTTTGATCTTGTCAGGTTCCCAATTCACATTTTGAATCCATGTTGGGAAACTATCAGTTCCTTCTCTGCTTGCTGCAAATTCAACACAACGAGTTGTGAATCTGAATTTTGCTTGTGCAGTTTTTACCGCTTTAAGTTTATTCTTAATGGTTCTTAAGGCATCTTCGTTTTTATCATATTCTTCAAACGAAGTCTCAATGTCAGGAGTATCAATCTCCACCAAGAAATACTCAACCTTTACCGGCTTTGTTTTTTCTCTTTCAGATGTCGTAGTCTTATACGTATTAATAACTCCTTCTTTATCGTCCGATAGAACAATTCCAGTGGAGCTAAGTCTATCCCATTCATGAATGAGATGCTTTTTCTCTTCAGTCAATCTGTCCAGCATTGATTTCGTCAAGAAATAATACTGACCATAAAACGAGATCCATCTTTCTGGTGAAACGAAGTTGTCAAAGACAATCTTGTTATCAGTAAGAATACCCGACTCCATCATGAATTTATTTTCAGCTGCGGTTGGCATGAACTCGATAGTGTTCCATCCGTCATACCATTCTCCATTCAATCCTGTTACGTTGAATGTTCTTGGATGTCCTGTACCATCGGTAGTCATCACATTTTGATCGAAAATACGAATTCCGAATGTGAATACCTCTTTGTGTGCAGTTAATCCCATAATTTTGCCATGCCGATTTTTATCCGACACAACCATTTGTCCTTCTTGTTTGGTTCCACCCCTCATTGAATGATACTCAGGTATATTGATGACTGCTTCTCTATCCCATAATGCATACAGAAAAGTAGCGAGATCTAGATCTGTTGCACAAATCAGATTACCGGCGTCATCGTGCTGAGCAGCACTCGGGTTGCGACTGAATAGATCGTACACCCATAAGGCGTCAATCTTATCAATCAACGAAACCACATCATGTCCTCTATCTCTAATCCCCACCATCAATGGATTTTCTAGGATATTAGTCAGGGTAGCTGCAACTTGTTTTGCTTTTGGCATACTTATGCTTCCTTCTTTGTTGATTGTATCTTTTCGAGCTGTGCTACAATATCGTTATTAACCGCAGATTTCTCTACGATACTCAGGATATTCCACATTGGAAATAATCTCCGTTGGGATAGTGTTAAGATTCACATGATATCAAATGATTAAGGCTTGGAGCAAAAAATTCTCATATAGATATTTCTACCCTTATGAATTACATCATGTTCTATTTTATCTATTTTCCATGTTCCGCCTTCTGAAGCAATATAACTATGAGCTAATTTTGGAGTCCATTGCGACCCATGTGGATCTGACATTGTGTTATTGAATTCCGTATTTAATAATAATTTGGTTGATTCTACTTTCTCTGAAGTCATCTCTTCATATCTTTTCTCAAAATCAATTAAAATCTCAGATAATTTTAATGCATCAGGAACAAGAATTACCAATTCCGCATCATCATTTGTTATTTGATTACATGCATCTAATAATCTTCCAATTTCACCACTATCGTAAAACTGGTGTTCGAAAATTCTATCCGCTATTAGTTTATCAAATTGATATTTGTATGTATCTAGAAACTCAAATAAATCTGTTCCAACGTATATTCTACATGGGGTATTATCATTCATGTTTCTGGTATATGATTCTTCAGCTTCTCTTACCGTTGAATTGACTCCAGTTGCATAACTCCTATCCACGCATACTACACAATCAAAATCAGATGTTATGTCCCGAAAAGTGTTTCCTATTTTTCCTGTACCTAATGATAATAATGATGTATAACTCACACTGATCCCTCTGTTGCTATTTTAAATATTATTAAATCGGATGCCCACATATTGGAATGCTCGTTACAATAGTTTTCCAAATGTCGAAAATTTTCATTATTGGGCCTTATTCGTTGACGATCCCACCACTTATTAAAATACCCAGAACAGTATTTCATGAGACCATGACGACCGACAGGTCGATTACTCCCACGATCACAAGGATATGAGCAATGGTTCTGTCCATAATTAAACTTTTTCTTATCCCACCACTTATCAAATAGATCTGGATGATTTGCTGCTAACCAGTGAGATTGAGTCTTCCACCATTTTGTGGGTATTCTCTCGGGTAACCACCAATCATCAAAATATTCCAAACAATACGAAAACAAGTAATACATTACATCAGTAGAATAAACAAACTTCTCAGGGTCCCACCATGTAGTAAACTTACTAGGATAAGACATTGGCATAATTTCACTAATACGATTCCATTGCCATTTTGTTAGTT